ATGGTCGCGGCAATGGCTAAGGCGCAAAACGCATACGTCAACGCACAGTTAATTTCAGGCGCAACGCTTGACGGAACAACAGTTGCAACATACCCAACGGCTACTGAACTACTTGGAATTATTGGACGCGGTGCAGCAAGTGTTTATGGCGCAACCGCAGGTCTTGCCAATCCATTTGCACGCAACATGATTGTGAGCACGGGCAATTGGTCAAATTTAATGACATTAAACGACGCTGGACGACCAATTTATTCCGCAGTTTCACAGCCAAGCAATCAACCAGGTGTTGCAGTTCCAACATCATTGACTGGAAACGTAGCAGGCTTAAATCTATACGTTGACCCAACAAACGCCGGTGACGGAGACGGAACAATCCTAATCGTCAACCCTGACGCATACACATGGTACGAGGGAACTTCATACCAGTTGCGCGCAGAATCAACCGCTGACGGTTCAATCACAGTGGGTGTTTATTCATTCGGTGCAGTTGCGACAAAGATCGCAGCGGGCGCGTTTAAGAATAACAAGGCGTAACAAAAACAAACTAATCATGCGCTACGGTCACTCCCGAACGTAGCGCAGCAGTCGAGAGGAACGGAAATGCCAAGTATTGTGTCAACGGCGCAATTGCGCAGCGTGCTTGGCGTTTCCGTTTCACTTTATCCAGACAGTTATCTGGACGAAATTATCAACACCGCTGAAGCGGTCATTTTGCCCATGCTGGTTGCAAACACTTCAGCAATTAACGCTTACAAACTAGAATCTAACGTCGCGACGTATTACACGCAACGCGCACATCATTTTGTTGCTGGTCAATCAGTGGTCGTCACTGGATTACCCGCACCATTTTCAGCAACCGTCACAGTCGTTGACGTTAAAGAATTTCATTTCACCGCAGCAATTACCAGCGCGGACGTTACATTGCGTGACATTATTCCAACAGGCACGGCAACACTTTCAGGCTATTCCGCAGCTGAAATCTATGCCAACAGTGCGCCAATTGAATCAGCCGTGCTTGCAGTCAGCGTTGAAGTTTTCCAATCACGCGTCGCAGCAGGCGGTCAGATCGAAGGAATCGATTTTGCTTCGACCCCCTATCGTATGGGAAGAAGTTTGACGAATCGCGTCAGTACGCTCTTAATGCCATTCTTGGACGTTGAAACCGTGGTGCAGTAATGCCAGCCAATTCAATTGCCGAAACCCGTTCAGCCTTAGCGAATGCCTTTAGTGCGCTTGCTGCAAACATTTATCCAAGCGTCCCAGAAGCACCAATTCCGCCAGCAATCGTGGTCGTTCCCGATTCGCCATACATGGAAGTTGTTTTGCTGGGTAAGTCACAAACAAAAGTCAAACTTAATTTTGCGATCACTGCAATTGTTGCTTCGAATAGCAACGCGGGTTCGTTGGACAATCTGGAAAAACTCATCATAGGAATTCTTGCGGCAATGCCCGCAGGATACGTTGTTGGCGTTGTTGAAAAGCCAACGGTGCTTGAAGTAGGTCAATCACCAATGCTCGTCGCTGACATTAACGTTTCAACTTATTACACTCAAACAATCTAAGGGGTAAAAATGCCAACAACGGTAATCACTGGGCGCGACATAACCTTCACTATTGGTGGCAATGTTTACGACGCACAGGCAACAAGCGCAGTTCTTTCTAATAGCCCAACAATTGAGACGTATCAAACATTGGACGGAAAAGTCTATCGTCACATTGACGACCAGTTCTCGTTTGACGTTGAAATGCTTGCAGACTGGGGCGCGACTGGTTCATTGTGCGAAGGTCTATGGAACGCAACAGAATCAGCACCAAACACAGGAATTTCAACAGTGTTGACTGCGACGAGCGGTGCGACATTTACATTCCAGATTCTGCCAGCGTTCCCAAGCGCAGGCGGTACTGCACCAGACGCACAAACCGTGTCACTATCGTTCACCGTTATCGGCACACCAGCCGAAGCGTTCTAACACAAACAATCGGGAGACAAAATGAAACTACCAATCACGATCGAATTCACCAGCGGTGAGCAAGCAACGTTTGTTGCTGCGCCCCCTGAGTGGGTTCGTTGGGAAAAGCACACAGGCAACACCATTGCACAGGCGCAGGAAAAAATCGGAATTTCCGATTTAGTTTTCTTGGCTTATTATGCAATGAAGCGTGAAGCAGCTGGTAAGCCAATCAAAACCCTAGAGGTTTGGACTGAAACCATTGCGGACGTGGTTGTCGGTGAAGCAAACCCAAAAGTTACCCAGTCGGAAGTCTGAACCGAATAGTTTGGGAAGTAGCCCTTGCAACAGGGCTACACCCAAACGATTTCGAAAATGCAGAGGACATTCTGACAGTTATTGAAATCCTAGAGAGGCGCAACAATGGCAAGTGAAGCAATCACTTATGACAAAGCCGAATTGCGTTCCATAACACGGGCGTTTAAAGCAATGGACGACGAAGCAATCAATCAAGCAAAACAAACGTCAAGTGCGCTTGCTGATTTTGTGCGTGGCAAGATCGTTGCAGCCGCTAGTGGTCGAACCCGCAACCTTTTGGATAACAGGGTTGCTGAAGGCGCGAGAGTTTCAAAGTCGTCAAAAATTGGTGAAATTAGTTTTGGTTTTGCTGGACAAAAGTTAAGCGGCGGCGGTACGACCCAGCAATTGTGGGGCGGTGCTGAATTTGGTTCAAATCGCTATAAGCAATTTCCAGTTTGGTCAGGGCGTGAAGGTCGTGGGTCGCGCGGTTGGTTTATTTATCCAACGCTAAGATCAGCGCAACCAGAAATCATTCAAAAGTGGGAACAGGCGTTTTCGACGATCGTTAAGAGGTACGACTAATGGCAGGTTCAAGAACCCTTAAACTATCGATTCTCGCTGAAACAAAAGACCTTGTTGCGGGGTTAAATACTGCCAGCAAAGAAACCGAATCTTTTGGCGATAAGGCAACAGAATTTGGCAAAAAAGCTGCATTGGCGTTTGCCGCCGCTGGTGCGGCTATTGGTTCTTATGTAAAAGTTGCAATTGAAAACGCGGCAGCTGATGAAAAGGCGCAACGTAATCTTGCATTGACAATCGAAAACACTACAAGGGCAACGGCTGCACAAATTGCGGGTGTTGAAAAATACATTAGCGCGACTAGCATTGCAATTGGCGTGACAGATGATGAATTACGCCCCGCTTTTGCTCGTCTGGTCAGATCAACAAAAGATGTTGAGGACGCGCAAAAATTACTTAATTTGGCTTTAGACATTTCCGCTGCTACTGGCAAACCATTGGAAGCAATAGCAAATTCTTTAGGTAAAGCCTACGACGGCAATTTGAACGCATTGGGTCGATTGGGGTTGGGTATTGATCAGTCGATTTTAAAGTCAAAAGATTTTGATCAAGTTTTTAATACACTCACAAAAACTTTTGGCGGTTTTGCAGACAACGAAGCGCAAAGCACAGAAAAGGCTTTTGCGCGAATTAAAATTGCAAGTGACGAAGTGCAAGAACAAATTGGTGCGGCTTTGTTGCCAGTAGTTCAAGAATTAGCGGAATTTATTCTTTCAGATGTTGTGCCAAACGTCCAAAGTTTTGTCAATGGGCTTACTGGTGAAGGAAGTTTAGAAGAAGCAACAGGGAACGCAACCGACGGTGCATTTAAGTTTGGTGAGCAAGTTAAAAAAGTTATTAAAACGGTCATTTCCTTAAAAGACGAACTTCTCATTGTTGGCGGGGTTATTGCTGGTTTATTTGTCGTTTCTAAGATAGCCGCAGCAGTAACAGGAACAATCGCACTAATTAGGACAATTATAACTGCTTACAATGCTTTGAAGGCTTCGTCGATCGTGGCAGGTGTTGCCGCGTATTTTGCATTGAATCCTTTGGCAGGTGTCGCAGCCGTTGGAATAGCAGCTGCGGTTTTGGCTGGTGCAACCGCCCTTGCAAATAAAAGCAACGTTGACATCAGTAATTTGGGTGGCGGTGGCGGTGGCGGTGCAGCGGGTTTTTCAGGCACAATGCCAAATGGTGAATCTTTTAACACAGGGTTAAGCGGCGGTACGCGTTTTCAAACCGCAGAGGATTTGCCAGCATACTTAAAAGGCGACGCAGAAGGCAACATTCGTTCAGTGGCAACGGGTCAAATTGTCGGTAAATTACGCAATGTCACTACGGCAGCACAAAAAGTCGTGACAAACGTTGCTGGTGCATTTGATAATTTCATCAGTGGAACAACAACACTTGCAGGAATCGAAGCAGCGTCAACCAACGCATTTCCGTTTGGAACATCTGGGGTTAACACAAATACTTTGGCGGGAGTTAACGCAGGGTCAGTTATCAATGTCACGGTCAACGGTGCTATCGACAAAGAAGGCACTGCGCGAACCATTGTTGATACTTTGAATAATTCCTACTATCGCGGCACAGGTGGCGCAACTAACCTGCAAACAGCATGACGCTATGGAATCCAGTTTGGAAGGTTGAATTAGACGGCGTCGAATACACGAACGCAGTTTTGGCAAATTTGGTCATTCGTTCTGGTCGCACAAACATTTATGAGCAAGCCCAAGCGGGTTACGTCAACCTTCAACTCATTGACCTAGATCAAACAACCATTCCCATTTCAATCAATTCAACAATTGGTGTTTCAATTAAAAACAGTGCTGGAACATTTGTTCCGATTTTTGGTGGAAATGTTGTTGACATTGGACTAGAAGTGCGCGACGTAGGTTCGACCATGTTCACACAGACTTATTCAATTACCGCATTAGGTGCATTGGCGCGTTTGCCCAAAGCCTTGACCAACGGGGTGCTTTCAAAAGATTTTGACGGCGATCAAATTTATGCAATTCTTTCAGATTTGTTTCTATCGACTTGGGCTGAAGTTCCGGGGGCATTAACTTGGGCAACTTACAATCCAACAACTACATGGGCAAACGCTGGAAACACAGGTTTGGGAGAAATTGATCAACCTGGTGATTACGAATTGGCGGCACGTTCGTCAAACCGAACAGACGTTTATTCATTGGTTTCAGCATTAGCAACTTCAGGTTTGGGTTACATTTACGAGGACGCACAGGGTCGCATTTCCTATGCAGCGGCATTACACCGAAGCATTTACCTTTCAGCCAATGGTTATGTTCAATTAACTGCAAACCAAGCCCGCGCAGCTGGATTACGCACTGAAACCCGTGCGGGCGACGTTCGAAACAATGTCACGATCAAATACGGCGCCACCAGTAGCAGCGAGCAATCTGCCAGCGACGCCACGTCAATTCTTACTTATGGCACACTTTCCCAAATTATTAGCACGACATTGCACAATTCAGCCGACGCCACTAGCCAAGCAAATTTCTATCTGGCTTTGCGAAAAGACCCCCAACCAATTTTTAGTGAAATTACCTACGATTTGGCAAGTCCTGAAGTCGACGACGCAGACCGTGACGCTTTGATCAACGTTTTCATGGGAATGCCCGTGGCGATCAATGACCTACCGTCAAACATGGGTTCAATTTTTCAAGGTTTTGTCGAAGGTTGGTCGTTTAACGCGGGGTACAACAACCTTTCAATTTCCCTATTGGTGAGCCCAACTGCTTATTCATTGCAGGCACTTCAATGGAACGAAATTTCCAACACTTACACTTGGTCGGGCGTGTCGCCAACGCTTGACTGGGCACGTGCAACAATTATCACTTAAGAAGGAGAAAAACCTATGACGAACCCCACAACCCCCTTTTCGTGGCAAATGCCCACGGCGAGCGATTTAGTAACGGATTTGCCCGCAGACTTTGAAACATTTGGTCAAGCCGTTGCCACTTCAATGGCTGATCTGCTTGGCGGTACAACAGGTCAAATTCTGGCAAAAGCAACAAACGCTGACATGGATTTTACATGGATTACAAATGACGTCGGTGACATAACTGCCGTCACGGCAGGCACAGGAATCAGTGGCGGCGGTACATCAGGCGCGGTTACGATCACAAATTCAATGGCAACTGCAATTGACGCAAAAGGTGATTTGGTCGCTGGTACTGGTGCAGATACTTTTGCACGTTTAGCCGTTGGAACTAACGATCATGTTTTAACGGCTGATTCAACCGCTGCAACGGGATTAAAGTGGGCAGCTGCACCAACACCAACCTACACATGGGCAACTTATACGCCAAGCAATTCAGGCATTACAGTGGGAAATGGCACACAAACAGCGCGTTTTGTAAAAGTCGGTAAGACGGTTTTTGTATCTTATAAATTTACTTTGGGTTCAACTTCATCTCTTAGTGGTGGGGTAACCGTTGGGTTGCCAAGCACCAACAATAGTGTTGCAACCGCTGCGGCAATGATCACAGATGCAGGCACAAGTAATTACACGGGTCTCGCTTGGGCAGACCCAAGTCAAGGCAGCGTCACAGTTAGACCAAATAAAACAGACGGCACTTATGCTTCACTGAATGACAGTTTGGGTGGCATGTTTACTTGGACAACAAATGATGTTTTACAATT